AAATAACGAAAAAATACGCTATACAGCCAAAACAGCAACAACATTTACCGGATGCACGAGAGGCATTGAAGGAACAACCGCAGCCGGTCATAGTGATGCCGATACAGTAACTCATAATAACTTTGAATTATTTTATAGAAAAAAGCATTTTGAGATTAGTGTCGATGCTAACGATACGATATCAGCCACTGATTTAGCTAAAGAAATGGAAATACCAGACGAGCATATTGAGCCTATAATTGATTTAGTGGCTTATCGATTACTAATACTAATTGATGATTACAATCGGGCAGATAGATATAAAATTGATGCCTCAGCCTTTTATAGACAAGCTAAAAATGATATTGAAGCTGGTTATGGCGATGTAATGAAAGCCGGTATGATTGGACAACCGTATGATTGGGAAGTTAATAATATAGGGAGTACAATTTGAGCTTTGTTGTAGAATCGTATCAATCTAAAGGGCTACGGGATGATAAAGGACGAAAGTTCGTTTCACCTGATTATTTCTACAATATTGAAAATATGAACTATGATAACATCATAGGATGCCAAAGAATAAAAGCTCCAAGCGTTGAATATAACGTAGGAAGCAATCAAATTGATGGTGGTTTTGATTTTAGATATATTGATTCAGTAGGACAATTTCAAAGTGAAAAAATAATTGTTCAAGGTGGCTCAATCGTCAAAAACTTTTTAGATAGTCCGAGTACCATTTACACAGGATTAACAGCAGGTAAAAAATGCACGTTCGGAATATTAAACGATAAGCTATTTATATCTAATGGTTTTAATTATCCGTTGGTGTATGACGGAACTTATGTAAAAGAAATGGGCGCACCAACAGCAAAAGATTTACTTGTAGCAGGTGGATTAACAGGAGCTTACTATTATGCGATGACATATGTTATTGATGGTGTCGAGATTATACTTGGAACTAAGTCAAATACAATTACCGTATCAAGTAAAAGTATTGATCTTGATTTACCGGTAGGGATAGCGACTTGCACATCACGTAAAATATACCGTACAGAGGCAGGGGGTAGCACATTAAAGCTACTAACAACAATAAACGACAATACAACAACAACGTATCAAGACAATACAGCCGATGGGTCACTTGGTGCAAATATTCCTAGTACAAACAGCTCATGCCCAACACCACAATTTATCACCGTTAAAGATGAAAAGATTATAGGTGCAGTCAATGCCAATAGACCAAACTACTTGTATGTCACAGAATTTGAGGTGGAAGTGTTTTTCAACACGTCAGGCGTTTATGATGTATCGGGTGTAGGAAACGATAATTCACCACTAACAGGCTTAATTGAAGACTATAACCAGATCGTTGTTTTTTCGGAAAGGCATATCTATTTAGCGGATACGTCAGGCTTAACAACAAGCGTAAAACAAACCACGTCTAACGTAGGTTGTATTGATGGTTTTAGCATTGCACGAATACCAGAGAATGACATATTACAAGGTGGAATTATGTTTGTTTCTAATTTGTATGATGTCCGTATTTTTAGCGGTAATATTGCAACCAACCTGGCCACAAGTTTTGACAACTTAACAACAAATAATTTTAGTTCAGCACTAAATAAAGATAGTTTAAAAAATCAATTAAAAGATAACCCATTAGAGGCAGCATTTTTTGATTATAAATATCATCTAATCGCTGAAACATTTATGTATGTTTACGATATACGTATTTCAGGATGGACGAAGTATTTTATTAAAACAACAAGTTACACCCCTACTTATTGGCGGTTTTTTCAGATCGAACAAACACTTTATATTGCACAAAAAAATGCAGGTATTGTTGAGCAAATGTACAATGCCTTGACCTATCGTGGGGAACAATTAACAGCATTTTTCGAGACCCCAGAAATAGCGGTGGGAACAGAACAAAAATTTTATAAAAACTTATATGTTTATTATGACAAGTCAGGAAGTAATACCTTAACGGCAACTGCAACAATAGACAGCACAAAAACAGTAACTGCTACGATCACTTATGATGGGGCGTATTATGACTTTGATTATTACGATGAAGATTATTTTGAGACGACAGAAGACGAAGAAGACTATAAAGTGGTATACATAAATAAATACGCAAATTGGATGCGTTTTAAAATATCTACACAGACACAAGCAATTATTAAAGGCTGGAAGTTAGAAGGACGTGTAATTCAATGAATGTTGAGTATGTAGCGGATAATGATATTAATGAAATTGTGTCTTTTGGTGAAGAATGTTTTAATCACATGAAATTAAACACATTAGGCTTAAAATACTGTAAAAAAAGCCATACTCAAAACATGAAAAGGTATATTAATACAGATACTTATGTCACTATTAAATGCATGAAAGATCAGTCTATTATTGGTTTTTTAGCAGCTTATGCATCACCGCAGATATTTAACAATGATCTTGGAATCATGAATGTTTTTACAATACAGGCCAAACCTGGACTGCCAAGCATAACCAAAGGACGTATTGTAAATGCATTTAGGGTATTTATTGAAAATATATGTAAAAAAGTAGGAATACAATTAATTAATTTTCAAGCAATGATTAGTAATGATTTATCTAAATATTTAGAAAAACATAACTATAAAAAAGGCGATATTTTATTATATAAGGAGGTAATTTAAAATGGGAGCATTAGCACCAATAGGTATGGAGATAGGCAAACAGGCAGCGTTAGGCGTTGGCTCGTCAATGTTAGCAAGTGAAGCAAACAAGGCACTTGGACGAACTCAAAAGTCAGGCATACAAGCCAGTCAAATATCCCCAGCCATGAGCGATTATTTAGGTAAATCTTTAGCTCAACTTGAAGAAGAAAGAAAGCGCAAACAAATGTTAGATAGTAGAAGTTTAAATTATAATCCCAATAAATTCGGAGGATATGCATAATGGGTGGTAAATCAGAAGAAAGAAAAATAAGTGAATCACAACTTGCAGCACAAAAAGAAATGGCAGATGTACAACTAGCGCAACAATTAGCGCAGCTAAGAGGTCAACAGCTAGGTCAAGAAGAGGCACTTGGAAGAGCGCAAGATATTTATGGTCAAGCCAGTGGCCGATTTGGAACATTGCAACAGGCGGATATACCAGAGCTTACAGGAACGCCAGAAGCCATTACACGATTGCAAGGCTTAATACGTGAAAGAGCTTTACCTGAGCAACAACAAGCATTAAGCAGAACTAAGTTAGCACAACAACAAGCAGGGGTTAGAGGCCCAGAAGCTGCATTAATGGCGCAACAACAAGCTACCAGGATGGGAACTGATTTAGCAAGGGCAGCAGAAGAAGTGGCACTTAAACAAGCATTATCTGATCGTGGATTAAGACAACAAGAAGCATTAAGAAGACAACAGTCATCAGAAGAATTTCAAAAGCAACAGGCTTTGGCTGGATTAGGTCAAACATTAACACCAGTTCAAAAAGTGGTTGGTGAATCACAATTGAAAGCTAAACAGAAAAAAAGAATTGAAGAGCTAGAAAAACAAAATCAACAATTAGCAGCAATAAGACAATTTCAAAAACAGCAAATAGGGTTTTAATATGGATCAACAAATAAGAAATAAAGTTAATTTTTCAAAAATAGAGCCTAGGCCAAGTAATGATAATATACTTGCACAGTTTTTAGGTGGTATAGGGAATATTGGCCAAGGTGTAGGAGAAGCAATAGGACAAGCTGGAACTGGAATTGCCGGGGGTATCGGTCAAGGGGTGGAGCTTATCGGGCAAGGTATTGGTGAAATGAATAAAAGCCCAGAGGGTAGACTTGCATTGCGTGAATTGGTGGGGGCAGCACTAAGAGGCGTAGGGCAAGAAGATTTAGGCGTAGGAGTTCAACAATTCGCACAGCGTGTTTATCAACCAGAAGTAATGCGACAAATGGATCAAGAAAAACAATTAAGATTACTTCAACAAGCACCCTTAAAAAGACAAGCTGACATTGACGCAGCGGTTGAACAATTTAGAAGAAAAGAAGAGATAAAAGCACAAATAGAAGCACCAGAAAAGCAAAGAGAGCTACAAGAAGAGCAAAAGCTTGAGAAAAATAAAGCCGTAAATGCTTTTATGTCAGCTCAAGAAGTTATTTCTGGCATTGATAATTTACTTAAAGAAGACCCGAAAACAGGAAGCAAGCGTTTTGAAGTTGCAGTTGGCCCTGTACAGGGTAGGGCATCAGGAATGGCATTGCCAACTAAAAAAGGCGA